AGCCTAACGGATACATTGTGGGTGGATAGTGATGGCAATGCTGTTACAGACCCAATGACAGGCGCACAAGGTGTAACACGAGGACTTAAATATATCTGGGTAGCAAAAACAAAGCGAACAGCAGCCGATAAACTTGCAGTGCATGACTGGTACGTTACTCGCAATGCTGAAAAGTCTACAGCCATACCTAGTTCAGTGACAACATACAGGGATGCAGTCCGTACCAAATGTGCAGAGATAGAGACAGCTTTGAATGGTGCGTCTGATTTAGCGGCATTTATGGCTTTGTTTGATGACGAGCGTAATTCAGATGGCACAGTAAAAACCATTGCTAAGATTAACGACTGGCCTGATGAGATATAATACTTGCTTTTTAAACAGATAAATGATAGAATTAAATAAGGATTTGATATGGCAGATTCAGCCCTTGAACAACAAATACAGTCTTTAAAAGACCAGATAAGCGAAGTAGATAATAAGGCTACGCTGGAAGAAGGTGGCCCAAAAAACCAGTTGCAACAAGAATCTGTACGTTTAAGTAGGCAACTAAAAAATTTACAAGCTCAATTAGCTGCTCAAAAAAAAGCAGAGGAAGAAACCACCTCAACAACCGATGATACAACAACTGATAATACAACGACCGATGATACAACGACTACAGAAGAAGAAGATGATGGTTCTCTCAAAGAAGATGAAGTAAAAGAAAAGCTACTATCTCAAGCAACGCAAGAAGAACTTGACCCAGAACAAAAAGTTAACTTTGAGATACAAAAAGTACAAGATGACGAACTTCTTGATGATACTGAGAAAACAGTAACTGCTCCTACTGTTGATAGTCCCGCAACAATTGATGCAGCTTCTCTTGAACAAACTGCTCCTGAAAAAGAAGACGTTAAAACATATACTGCAGGAAAAGCAGAACCTGACGTGGGTGAAGCAGAAGCGGCTAAAGGTGAGTTATCCGATGAATCTATAATGGTTGCAGCACAGGGTGAATTGTCTCCTGAAAGTTTAGCTGTTGCCGCTACTCAAGAGTTAGATCCCAAAGCTACAACTCAATACCAAATAGCTTCACTAATGTCTTCTATAAAGGCAGGGCAAGAACTTCCCCCGTGGGCATCCCCGGCTGTTCGTAAAGTATCTTCGATTATGCAACAGAGGGGTTTGGGAGCAAGCTCTATGGCTGCAGCCGCTACGTTACAAGCTGTGATGGAATCGGGTATACCTATAGCTGCAGCAGACGCTAACAAATATGCAACCATACAACTAGCCAATCTAAATAATGAACAGGCTGCTGCTTTATCAAATGCTGCTGCGAGTGCCGCTATGGATATGGCTAACTTGAACAATAGGCAACAGGCTGCAGTTAACAACGCCAAGTCGTTTCTTGCAATGGACATGGCTAATTTAACAAACGAACAAGCTGCAAAGACGCTAACGTATCAAAGTAAAACATCTGCACTTCTGTCTGACGTAGCTGCAGAAAACGCAGCAAATCAATTCAACGCAAAATCTGAAAACGAAGTAAACATGTTTTTTGCAGAGCTTGGTGCCAGCATTGAACAGACAAGTTTGAACAGAAAGTTTGCTGTTGAACAATTCAACATAGGTCAAAAGACTGCAGTAGATGAGTTCAATGCTCAGATGGAAATACAACGAGATCAATTCAACGCTAACATGCAGTTACAGATAGATCAAAGCAACGTTGTTTGGAGACGAAAACTCAACACAGCAGAAACTGCAACAAAGAATGAAGAAAACAGACTCAACGTAACAACTTTGTTAGGTATCCAACAGAATGCCATGAACAATATTTGGCAAGCGTATCGTGATCAAGCCTCTTGGAATATGAAGATATCTGAAAATTCAAAGGATCGTGCTCACAACGCAGCTATGCAGTCTGCAGCCATATCCAACAACAAAGACATGTACGAAGATAAATTTGAAGATTACTTGATAACGAAAACTATAGATAACTTATTCGGTTAGGAAAGCAAATATGTCTAATCTTCTTAAAATAGGTTTGGGTGCCATAGCGGGTAGTGTGGCTAATAGCTATTTTAACCCAAGTCAATCTACACTTACAAAAGGCGGGTATACCTATCACACAGGTGGAAGCGGACAAAGTATCGGATCAAACTTGGTTGGAAGCGTAATGAACACATTAGGCATTACCCCATTTCAAGGAACATCGATAGGCAAGAGTTTTGCTGCAAATGTACCCGGATTTATACAGACTGGAGCAAGCAACCTATTATCGGGTAAGGGTTTGTTTGGAACTGGTAAGGGTGACGCTGCAAGCGATGAATTTGGAATGTTTGCTGGTATGAATAGATTTCCAGATGCTGCATCTGTCCAAGCAAGATCCATACGCACTGATACAAACTTCGGAGTTAGTGCTGTAGGCAATCAAGTGCCATTAGGAAGAAGCGGACGGGTTAACTCTGCACTGTCCCGCCCTGAAGTACAAGACTTCTTAGCTAGACATGTTCGCACAGGAGTGCCTCGTAGAATCCTAGCTGCTCAAATTAGTCCCGGCAGTCTTGTTTCAGGCAAAGTAGGCGTAAAGAGATCTGCAACACGAACTGCAGCGTATACATCAAACAAATCTACTACATAAGGTAAAACTATGGCTTTAGACAAACTTTCACCCCTAGCTGCTCCCCCCGGAACTGGTTTGACCGACGAGCCGGGACGGTGGCCGTGGGAAAGACCGCCAGTGTATTCTGATCCTGATGATGCGATAGATTATTTGGAAGAGAAGATAAGCGAAGAAGCTACAGAAGAAAGCATGATGAAGATGCTTCTTGCAGGTATAACTGTAGAAGAACTGGTTGATCAAGTAGCATTTAAGGGATTTATGGCGGGATTCTATAGTCCAGATGTAGCTGAGTTGATTAAGCCAGCAGTGGCTTTGATACTGTATGATATGGCTTTAGACAATGGTATTGAGCCTATTATGTTTGTAGATAAAGAAGATGCTGATGGAGAGCTTGATGATGTTGGTTTCTTCAGTATTTTAAAACAACGTAACCCCGAATTGTATATGAAAATGAATGAGGAAATAAATAGGCAAGAACGTATGCAGGTAGATGAGTTTATTGAAGATACGAGAAAGCAGAATATACCTGTTTTTGTTGAAAAGTCTGAATCGTTTCTTAATGTAGAGGAAAGTGAATAATGGATCTTAGTAAATTACTTCTTCTTGCAGGTTACGCAAGCAGTGCTAGTGTAAAAAAGAACAGGGAAGCCGCTGCTCTAGAAGCTGAAACGTCTGCAAAAACGGCGGAAGATGAAAGAATTCGTTTAGATGAAAATCAACAACGCTTCATTTACAGAAATACAGATGGAAGCTTGGGTATGCATGACATAGGAAGCCCCTTTAAAGTGCCGCCCGGTTCTAAAATTATTGAAATTGGTAGTTATAAAGGTGGTTTTAGAAAATACGAGGGAAAGTCAGACATACATGATTTGTTTAATATAAACGGTGTACCCACGACAAGAGGACAAGTTGCTGTAGCGACAACAGGTTCTAAAAATACTTTTTTATCGCAGGGAGTAAATTTGCCCAAGTTAGACAATAAAATTGAAATGCAACTAGGTAGTAAAAGATACCCATATGTAGGACAGAGAATTGACGGTAAGAATGTTATTGTGGACGCTAATAAATTAAGGAGTCTGCAGGGTGAAGATAATATTACTTTTAAAACAGATTTCTCTATAGGCGGTAACATAGTTTCAGAAAAAGAAGCTATTAAACAAAATCAAGAAACAGGCTTACCTATTCGTCAAATTGAAAACACCTTCACCAACGGTAAACTTACGAATACAACTGAACGAGATTATCAAGAACCCGGAATGCAAGAAGGTGAAAAGCACTACTATGTGATAGGTAAAGCCCCTAACGGTACACCTCAAATTATTAAAAGAAAGAACGAAGCTGAGTTACTAAATCTAGGCTACAGTCAAGAGTCTATTCTGACTGGTAACTTTGCAGGTGATCGTTTAGTGAAACAGATTGCTATGGCTGCAACCGGAACTACAGCTACAGAGTACCAACGTTCAGATGGTTCAACAATATTAGACACTGATGATAGATTTACTAACGACGACAGAAAGAGTGCAGTCGGTCAACGTTTAGTAACTATAAGCGCAGACGGAAAAACAATAACACCTAAAGGTAACTTTACTAGTACAGTTAAAATAGATACAGGAAAGGCTGCCGCTGCTCTAGATCTTTCAAAATACACAACATTTATGAAGCTAGAAGATGGCACAATAATAGGAAAGAAAGATGAACAATCTGTAGATGAAGGATTGCAGTCTATTAATGCTGGATTATTTAATCGTCTTTCTGATTTTAGAAGTAAACCAGAACTTGCAAAGGAATTTGTTTCAAAATTTGGTCCTATTCTTGTAAGTAAGATTCGTCCTACTTTAATTCCAGAAGGTCAAGTAGTCCGTAACATAGTGACAGATGCGCAGAATGACGCTTTGACTTCAGGGTATGCTGCGATGTTAGAAGTACCCGGAATGATGGACTTTTTACGGTCTATTGATATGCAAGGTAACATAGAAAAGAAACGACAACTTCAAACAAGCATGATGAATGAAAATCCTAGCGGGTCAAACGTTGTAGTGGATGAACCCATAACAGCACCTGACGGACAGGAGATTGGACACTTAATATACGGCAAGATGGCAACTGCTCAGTATGAGCCATTCCTTACAAATACTTTGTATCCAATTCTACTTAATACAACAAACGACCCTCAAAAGGCTCAAAATCTTTTGGCTAATTTTATACAGGATAAGGTAAATCCTGTAACAAACGAAGTCATCCAACGTCCTGATGGGGGTGGCCCCGTAGTTTCTGAAAATCAAGCCCCGATAGATACTATGAAGTCTATGGCAAAAACTATCATAGTTCCCGGTAGAACTATTACAGTGGGTCCGCCGGGAGAAAATCAACAACAAACTGTCATAAAACCTGTTACAGAGTTAGATGGGTTTATGGCTATCATAAATGCTGCTGATCCAGAGTCAGACCCCATACTTGCAGCCATAGACGCCCCTACAAAAAAGAGAATATCTAACAAGGCAGTAGCAATGGCTTCCAACGATACAGAAACGTTGGTTCTTACAGTTCGTGGTTTAATTTCAGTATCTGGCCCCTACGTGACAAACTTGTTAAACTCAAAGTATGGTATAGATGACTCGTCGCAAGGTCAACAACGCAGAAATGCCTTTAAAACACAAACGGAATCTACTAATCGTGCTGATAGAGTAGCCAAAAGTGCTTTGTTTACTTACTTTAATCCTACTACAGGAATGCCTCTACCTAATACTGCCATAGCAAATTTAGATCTTACATTCGATGGTTTGCAATATCTAGGGGCTGAACTTGTAACTAGATTAAGAGGAGCCGTTGGCGGCGAAGAGTTTTCGACAACTGAAGTTGGGGACGGTATTATAAATCGATTACTGGGGGCTTTAACAGCACAAGGGATAGATCCCACAGATGTTTTTGATCAAAGCGCAATTACTGCATTCAGACAAGATGCCGCTTCAGTAGCTCAAAATATAAAGGACGCAGATACAGAAGCTAAAAAGCTTTTAGCTACTCGTGAGTTCCACATCACTGTTCTTGCATATGAACTTGCTGCAGCTATTCAAGGTGGCACAGGTGGTCGTACAATTTCTGACCAAGACGTAGCTTTGATACTAGGCTCTTTACGACAAAAGCTAACAGCTACTCCTCAATCACAAAGAGCCGCTTTGCTTGCCGCAAGAGACATGATAAAAGAAATACGAATCCGTGCACAGTATTTAAGTTCAGACAACGTACTAGATAATGCTGCAATGGCGATAGCGGATGACATGATGTCTCGTGCAGACGTTATAATCACGCCACAATCTGCGGCTGCACGAATTAGGCAAGCCACAGCAACAGGACCAGACCTAACTGCAGAAATGACTGATGAAGATTTACTAAAAGTATATAATCGACAACTTAGGTTCAGAAACGAACCAGAAGTTACGGAACTAACAGACGAAATCAGAAATTCAGAACTATTCAAATTGAGCGTAGAAGGTTTACGTAGGAGTTAATATGGCCCAAAATGGCTTTTCACTATTTGATGGCACTAACCGACCTGATTCAAACGACGTATCAGTCGATAAAGAAGGTAGACCACGAGTTGTTATTAGACCTCAAAATAAAGTACTTAAAGGATCACTAGGAGCGGGAATGGTGGGTCAGACTTCTGATCCTCGTAAAACAGATTTTCCGTTCCTGATGCCCTTTATCGGGCCAGAGATAAGCGACGAACCTGCTTTAGAGCCTGACCCATCAAAGATTGAATACGAATACGGTGAACCTTTTTTAGGAGCAAAGTCCGTAACAAAGCGTCGTCGTCCTGTAGTTGATCCAACAAAGGTCACGCCCATTGTATCTGTAAAAGACTTAAACATTCCCGAACAAGACGTATTGGATGCAAAATACGTGGAATCAAAGACAGGTGAACGGTTCAAATTTACCTCTCAAGATACATACCAAACACGTTTGAATATAATGGATCAGGCACAGGCAACGAATATGGTGTTCAAAGTCGGTGACCGTGAACACGTAGTTCCTTTACCATTTGAAAAGATAACCGAAGATTACACACGCTTACCGGATGACATCCGTGAAAAACTTGTAAACATACCGTTCATTTCAGACGAAGAAACGTATCGGTACATGATTAACTTAGGGTACGATGAAGATACAAACCGCGCTATTTTTGCAAATCAGTTTGTAAAGTATCTCAAAAATCAAGGTGTAGAAGACGAACGCACTATCGCTGGTATCGTTGCACACAGCGTAAACCTTCCCCAGTTTGGTGGGGTAGGATTTGGTGACACATCAAAACTATTGGGTCTTACTAACGACATAGTTCGTTTTCCTATTGAAGCCGGTATGTATATAGTAGGTGAGGCTTACGATGCAATCACAGAGGATTCAAATCCTGAAGGTTTTGATTTAGAAGATTCAATTGATCGTCAACGTTTCTTAGATCAATACCTTCCTCGCACGGCTGCAGTCGTGCAAGATAGATACGCACAGATAGGCTTGGACGTTCCTTACACGGTAGCAGAGGGTATTGCTCGTAGATTTTCAGGTATTGGAACGCAGTTCGTTGCAACGGCAGCAGAAGTAACAGGCGGCACAGGTCTTGCCACACTGACAAAGCGTTTAGGTGGTGCGTCTGAAGCACGTCAGTTCAAAAATTGGGCAGGGGATTACAGTAAACGCTTTCCTGATATAGCCGAAGAAGACTTGATTGCAAAGTATTTAGATATTCGTAAATCTCAAGTATTTGGTAAAGATGTAGCTGGCCTATCACAAAATCTAAAAGACATAAAGCTTATTGGTGGTGTAGCCAAGATAGCAGCTAAACCGATTGCGTTTATAAACAGTATCCGCGTATCAAACAGATTTAAGGCGGGTATGCAGCTAGAAGATGCGGCTCTTTCTGTATCAAATCGCATCGAAGTTCGAAACATGGCGAACTTCAGACGTGACTTAATAAAGCAGCGGTCAGGTATAACTGAACGAGCAAAGCGTGAAGGGCGTCCACTCACAAGCAAAGAAACAGATAAGTTAGCTGATGTAGAACGTAAACTATTAGTATCTAGACGTGAATTGCGTAAGATTGTTGCTGAATCTGAAACGCCTAAGTTCATAAGAGAAGCAGGTGTACAAGATGCTTATATAATTATAGGTTCAGCAGCAGCTAATCAAGCGTTTGAAATATACGGCGGTGACCCTATGCTAGGTGACTTTTTAGGTGCAGTAGGCGGCATAGGATTTAGCCTCCTAAAAGGCCGCAACGAAGCCAAGAAACTGTTACAAAAATTTAACCTAGAAAAAACTAACAATGCAAAGCTAATGAATGCTGCTGACTTGATTCTGACAAACATGAAGAACCTGAGTCCTGAGTTTCAAGAAGCACTAAGAACTCGCGTAAACTATTTTAACGGGTTAAAACAATCCCTAATACAAGAGGGGGTAGATCCAGAAGTACTAGAAAGGTCTGCCCTTCGCATGATGGGTTTATCTGTGCTTCAAGTTATTGAAGAGGGCCATCGTTTAGAGATGAGAGGTCCACAAGCAGCAAGCTTTGCTGGTAACTTTGAAGCTCTATCTGACAACTTACGGACACAACAATCTTTTGCAGCAGAGTTACGTACAACACTACAGAGACTTGCAAATGCAGAGGGTGTACAAACTGACGGAACTGCCGTAAACAAGCTGTACACGACTGTAGATGCAGCCCTAAAACACGCCGATGGTATGATTGCACAACTAGACGATGATCTAGGTGTTCTTGGTCGTAACTACGAAAAGCAGGTTAGAGGTCTGGTTCTGGGCACGGACGACAAGCTTGGATTCTTAGACGAAGACTCAGTGAACGATCTTGCAAGCACGTTCCAACGTCTTTCAGATCACAACATCAAGCGCATAGACAATAAAAGCGTAGAAGCAATTCGTAACGAAGCAACTCGCACGAACGCAGATGTTGTAGAAGCAATTGGACAGAAGTCTAGACAGATTGCACGAAACTTACCTACACACGGTGATGTTCAACAAAAAGTTGAAAAGGTATTACCTGACGGTAGAATAATCCGTCCGGGTCGTGAACCCGTAAAGACGGGTGAAATTAAAACTCCGGGTGATGCGTTAGCTGCAGTAATTGAAAGCACAAACGTAAGAGAGCGTAACATAGCCTCTGCACCGTATCGTAAGCTAGATGCTGAAGTGTTCGTTACACCGGATGGTAGACGTATTGATGGCATACCCACCACTGATGCTGGTCCAGTTCTTGACGAAATGTTCAAGGTGCTTGGAACTGACGACGGTATAACAATCCTGCTTGAAATGTCTGGTAGAACAATGTCCAAGTCTACCAGTTCGAAAGTCTTCAACTTTATGGATGATGTCGCTGGCGGATTCCTTACAAGTTTGGCTGAAGTAGAGGGTAGATCTGTTGATGAATTAGTAGATGCTGCAATGCAAGCAGCCGGAGACTATGACAAGCGTATACCTAAAAACTTATTTGCTGCGATGCAGATTAGAAAAGATCTAGCTGCAGACAACATAGATGTAGGGGTGTTACCTCTGTCGTTTGTTCAGGCAAAAGAATTGACTGACGCATTTAGTCAAATGGCATTTAAGGCTCCTGAAGCTGCTGCAGCTAAACTTAGGAACCTTGAGAATATTGCTGAAGGAACAATGGACAACTTCTCTGTTCGTTTACCAAACGGTCAAGTCGTACCTATCCAACAGCTAAACGTAGCGGATGAGACGTCTCCAACGGGTGTATCTTCTGTGCGGGATTACTTACGTAAAGCAAACGAAGGTTGGTCTGAATACAAACGCAGATACTATAACGATGAAAATTTAGGTAAGTGGTTGGGTTGGAAGAATAAGGATTCAAGGCTACCTACAGGTATATCACCTAACTATCCTCTTGGCATTGACTACGGAGCAAACGCACCTATAAAGTGGCTTGATTTCGAAAAGATTGCGAATGCAAAGCCTGAAGATCAACAACTACTCATGCGGTCTTTGGCAGAGGGTATTGGAATACGCGGTGCAGATAATGTATATCGTGTCCAACTTAACACACCAGAAGGACAAGCTCTTCGTGAAGTGTTAGGTGCCCATATGCGAGAGTGGATGATAAACACCTTAGAGTCAGGCAAAGCTGTTAATTTTAATGATTTTCGCACTAAAATAAAATCTCTTGAAAACGCTTTTGATGCAGTCACGGAAGACGGCAATAAAGTTGCTTTAATCGATGGTGATCGTATTTTACGAGATGTGTTCCCAGACTTTGGCTCAGACTCCCTGAATGAAGACATCTTCAACACGGGTGTTGAAAAAATAAACAGTGCGATTAAGCGTGAATCTGCGCGGGTCACCAGAGAAGCTAAAGTAATCAGACAGGGATTAGCAGCTTCAAGACAATATCTTGATAGATTTACTGCCGGACGTTTGGATGCAAAAGACGCTGCATCTGTATTAATATCTGGCGGCACTGCACGAGTAACAGAGGTAAAGCAACATCTCAAGCTTTTAGGTCGTAGCGACACTGAAATAAACGATATCTTGAAGTCTTTGATTATTGATGAGGTAGAAAAGAAGGCGTTCAAGCTTACAGGTGTACACACCATTGATTCTCAGAATCCGAACAAGTTGATTCCTGAAGTCAACCTAGACGAAGAGCAGTTAAAAACTATCATGGGTTTCAACGACTCTACCACAGCCGCAGTAGTTCGTTCCATAGTTGGTGACCGCACGTACGACATTTACAAAAGCATAGTTGAATTCACTGCCAATGAAAAACTTTCTGGTATGCAAGGATTGAACATGACAGGTATACCTCGCACCTTTTCCATAGAAAGCTACATCAGTAGATTCTATGCCGTGAATCGAGGTGTTGTAAGTTTCCGCTACGTAGGTACAGAAGCTGTGCTGCAAGAGATGCGACGTAAAAATATGAGCATATTAACCCAAGCCCTCACCAATCCAGAAGTCGGTGAGTTGGTAATGGAGATGATTGCTACAGGAAAACCTCTACCTGCACAGAAAGAAGATCAATTATTTGAACTACTAGTTGTTGGTATGGAACGCTTTGACAACTGGCGTGAACGGGCAAAAGATCCCGTAAAAGTTGTGAGTGATTTTGGTCACGAGTATATGTACAACTCACCATAAGGATGAAATGATGAAACAATACAACAATGGTCCACGAAGAACAATGATGTACGGTGGTATGCCAATGCGTAAACCCATGATGTATGGTGGCACGACAAAGAAAAAGCCCCGCAAGAAAATGCAAATGGGGGGCATGTCCACTACACAACAACAACAGAACATGCAACAAAACATGATGCCAGCCGACATGACATCTGGACAGATGAATCAGATGCAGACTGATATGATGCAGACTCCTAAGTTGCGGATGTCAGCAGGAGGAACGGCAGGAAGAATGTTGGGAGATTTGAATAAAGATGGTCAAATGTCTGGGTATGAAACCGCAAGACAAAAAGCTATCGAATCTAATATGAAAAAGCAGAAGAAAAATAAAACGACTGTCTAGATATACCTGCTCGACTTATCCATCATTTCATCTCCCATAGAACGCAAGTAACGCAACAGGGATGCTATAGAGTGTGAACCCTCATACGCTGGCATCCCTTTGTTCATTACACCTTCAAACTCTTCGGGTGGCACACCATCCCAAGTCAGTTCGATGTTTCCATCCTGATTCAAGTACGCAGTNAATTGGAATAGATTAGCTCTGTGCTTCTTTGACACTATCTAGCTCCCGTATAGCTAGGTTGTAACAATCAGCTTTGAAAACAAAGCCGTTGGAAGGGTCAACATCCCCTGTCCTGTATCGTGTCGCTTTCTTGTAAAAGTCTGGCTTTGGTATTTCACCAAGAATCCAAGCTTTACTGTGGTCGGTAAGTATGCGAACAAACACGTAGCTGTCGCAATCCTGTTTGGTTCCGTGTGCTGCTACAGAGCAGTCATACTTAGGTGAGGGTGTGGTATTACACCGCTTAGTCTTTACATCCACACGCCGTTCGTCAACTAAGATATCAAAGTCCTTGCTGTTGGCCTCTGTGCCCCCTGTGTAGTCCTCTACAATAATCTCGCCTATAGCACCCACCACATTAGATAGACTGCCTGTTATGCTGCCCTGTAGTACCCCTACAGTGGCAGCTTTCTTTTTGGCACGAGCAACTATATCAGGAGTTATCTTGACTTGTATCATCGTCAGACTCTTCCACAGAGTTTTTAAGTAGGTTTACATGAACGAGTTTGGAAGACTGCAGTATAGCCATCTGGGTTTCTATTGCCTTTAGGTTATGCACTATGCCCTTCTGTACACTACTAAGTTCTGAAATATTGTATACTTTTTCATTTACAGTAATAGTCTCTGTGTTACTCATCTTCTTCTTCCTTCGGTAAATAAACTAAAACGAACGCTCCACAATTTCCACAACTCAGGTTTGTTTCCATGCAGAAGTCACTACTGTCTTCTGTATCATGGTCACCACCCCAAGTCAAATTGTATCCACAGTGCCAACAATTCATGCTGCGTTCAAGTCCACCACTTCACATACACCAGCAGTACAGGCAAGCTCACGTGATCCACTCGTATTATCTTCTTTCTCAAACTCTGTTAGTTTGTTCCAGTCGATAGTTATGGTGCTATACATCTGCTTCCACTCATTGTACTCATCAGGTTCAATATCCTGATATGGTGCCTGTTGATACGTGTGGTCACTATAAGGAAGGAACGACACACCTGATGCCACATCAAAGTTGTCGTACACCCACGCACCAACTTCCATCCATTCATGTTCTTTCACAGTGACGGTAATTGATGGCTTGTGTTCACACCAGTTCACAGCATAGGTCTTCCACAGTTCCAACTGTTCTATAGCTGTAGTCTGTGTCCGTGTAACAGCACCCTCTGGAGATCTCATAGGAAATGAAAACACTGTAACACTATCAGGCTTCATCATATCACGTTCATTGTGCACACCCTGTTCAATCAAGAACTGTGTCAAAGGATCTTTGTTATCCCCACGAACTGTACGAATGAAATAATCATTGTGTCGTGCATGGATACCACTAGCTGCGTCCACGAGTTGAGACACAGTACCCGATGGCTTTACACAGGTGATTGCTGCACTCTGCTGTATTCCAAGCGTATTCGCAAATTTCAGATTGGTATCTATTGCGACTTGCTTCATTTCTTCTAACCAACGCTTGCTGTCTACGTTCTTTGAAAGCACGTGATGATCCATGATACCAGTCAAGGATACGCCTAACAAGCGTTCTTCTTCTGCATTGTCCTTCCATATCTTCCTCAAGTATTTGAAATCAACAAGCGTAGATTGTAGTGTACCCAAAATGGTAGCTACACGAACCTTTTGTTTCAAACTTTCTAGTGTATCTGTTTCACGTACAACGACCTCTGACAGATTACAAAAACCATACGGGCGTAGGATTATCTCGCTGCAGGGGTTTGTTCCCCACATATGTCCTGTCTCACGCCGTCCGTTACGAGCAACCTGCTTGTCTGCTGCTTCACGGTTGAACATGCCCCGCTCACCGGACTTGCTATCGTACAGAGCAAGCCACTCACGCATAAACGTACCCATTTCAGGCTTTGACTTGTACGCCACAGAGTTGTTTGCCAACGCTCGTTGTGGTTCTGTTTCCCACCACTGACCTGACTTGGCATGTGCCATCTGATCATCGTTCAAGTTTGACAAACTAATCAAAGCAGAACGACGCACACCGCCTACAACTACAACCTCACCGATCTTACACATGATGTCGTGACACTCAATCGGAAACAAACGTCTGCCGCTTGCTTTCTTAAATACCTTGACAACAAAATCAAACAGATCAAGGAGCGGCTGTGGTCCGCTTGCACGACCACCCATAATTTTTAACTTTGCACCAGCTTCACGTATATCAGAAACATCCCAGCTTGGCACTTGTCCCGCATACAATAAGGCAATTAACTCACGCAAAGACTTTGCCCATCCCGGTTTGCTATCTGCCACCTTTATAACAATGTCTGACTTATCAAAGTTATCTGAAACTACAGGTAGCTTATCTACGTTTTCACGTTCCACACTGAAACCAACACCTGTGCCGCACATAAGAATATACATACATTCATCAAACGAACGTGGGCTATCTACAGGAATGTAGCTACAATTATATCCACATATGTTATCTCTAGACAATGCTTGACCGGCAGTCATCATAGCTCTCATGCTTGGCATCACATCAAGATTTAATATAGCATTTTGTATTTCGTTTACTGTTTCATCTTTTAATTTAACATTGTGCTTCATCAGAACATGGTTTTCCATGAAACCAACGTACCTGTCTACAGTTTCATCCCAGTTTTCGCGACGCTCTTCATCATCAAGCCAACGAGCATACCGTGATTTGTGAATGAATTGTTGATAAGATGTTGGTAACATGTTGCTCATGTTTTGTCTCCTTG